GCATCAGTTAGTGAGTACAATGCCGAGGACTCAGGCTTGGTTAGCCACTGTAATCCCTTTTGGATTGTGTAAACTTGTAGTGGATTATCTAGAGCTAGCTTGCTCCACTTGCGTAGAGTATCTTCCCATGCAGCTGCGAATGGTGCTATAAGGCGTAGCTGATGAAATACTAAACGCTTACGTGAAGCATCATAGAATAGGTCAGCTGTGCGCTTGCTAGCTGCCATAGAAGCATACTGATGAGCTTCTTCTGCGGTTAGATTGCCATCACCCTTAGCATTCTTGAATGCTTTCCAGATAGGATGTTGCTTGCCGATAGGCTCGCCCTTCCAGCTCTGAAGAGGTGTTAAAGACTTCTTAGCTGCACTGCCTAGCTTAGCTACAGCTTGTGCATCTAATGCACCAGAGATATCATAGATAGCATCCCAGTAAGACTGACGCCACTCTGGACCCATTGTGCTGGTCTTCTCAAGGCTAGTTGCAATATCAAAGAAGGAGTCAGAAATGCGTGAGAGTAGTCCACGCTGTTTTCCTAGAGTCTTAAACTCAGACTCAGGGATGTTCATTGAGATTCCATCCCAATTGCCTTTACCATCGAATGCGTTCTTTAGTGCATCAGCAAACTCTTGGTTAGCGTCCTTGAGAGCTTTACGTCCTTCTGCCATAGCAGCAGCATTGCGTACAGAGTTTTCTGCGCCTTGCTTACCCTTAGGAATCTGTAGACTAAAGCCTGGGGCTTCAATCTTGCCATAGGCAATAAGGTTCTTAAGAGCTTGTGAGCCTTCTCCACCACGGCCAGTAGCTTCTTCGATACGTGCATATAGCGATGTTGCACGTCCAGCTTCATCTTGACCTGTGAATAGGTACGCCATAGCGCCTTCATCAGATAGTAACCAGTCACGAACTTCTGGCTTTTGTAGCTTAGCGAATTGTCTCCACTCGGCTTTACCTCCACCACGAAGTAAGAAATCTACAGTTGCCTGTTGATTCTGAAGTGTTGGTCCAGTACGAGCTACCGCTCTACCTGCTACTGAGTTGCTAAGAATACGAAGTTCATTAGCTAGGCCTTCCCACCAGCGTGGGTGGCCAAAGTCACGAGGAATGAATCCTGCAAATGTTACAGCTGTACGCACATCATTGTCGATACCTGACGCACTGCGTGCTGTCATGAACTGAATATAAGAATCAGCTACATCATGAGCTAGTTCTTCAGCGAATAATTCATCAGCTGATGAGCCAAGCTTAAAGCTTTCATCGGTTACAGTAAAGCGATATGCGTCAAACTTATTCAGTATGGACTTCCATTTTGGTCCACCTTCGCGTCCTAGCCACATGCCCATAGCCATAACTGGGTTATTGAAGAAGGATACGTGTCCAGTTGCCAGAACACGAATCTGTTCCTCAGCAATGTTGCGCATAATGTATGCAGGGCGTACCAATACAATACGCTTCCATACTACGTTAGTGGCATAATCAAGAGATTCTTTAATTCTCTCTGCTGATTTACCTGCAAACTTAATCTTATTTACAATTGAAATAGCATCTAAAAGTTGACGTGCATCAGGGAAATATACCACTGAATTAAGGTACTCAGAGTCTAAGTGTGGACCAGTAATGGTAACTTTCTTGTTACCCTGCATGATATAGTCTAACTTGGCACCGGCAGCATGACGCTCTGCCCAGTATGAAGCCATCTGCTTATTTCCATTACGGAAGATACGGGTGACTTCTTTAAGAAGCTCTGGGTCTAAGTCTGGATTCTTTACGTTAGCTGCATAAATCTCATCAAATAGTTTAGCAGAAGCTGTGATACCAGCCTCGGATGCGTCATCTGTCATAGCCACAATATCAGCTAATTCATCTAGCTTAGCCTCAGCTACGTTAGTAATCCGACCATATGAGTAGATAGCGTCAATCAAAGCATCCTTGTCAGATGAATGAATAGCTCTACCTTGTGGTACAACTGTGTTTAACTTCTTACCAGTCTTGCTAGCGAAGTTCTGAATAGATGCATAAGTATCTACAACCTTGGTGTAGTATGGCATCTTGCGGAAAGCTGCAGCGCTAAGTCCACGAATCTTATCTACAACCTGAGCCTTTGTTCCAGCCTCTAGCTTAGAGTTGATTAATCTATCAATCTGCTTACCAGCAGCAGTAGTGTCATCTAATACGCCAGCGGTTACTTTACCTGAAGCTACATAAGGAGCAAGGGCATTGAGTACTTCTTCACGGCTTCCAGCTGCAGCAATAGCTTTAGCTTGCTCAACGTTGAAACCACCACGTCCACCACCGGACTTACCTAAGCGCCAGATTTGCTTCCAGTCAGTAATCTCTGCTAGGGCATCAATTGCTGGGGCAGCCATAGAGCTGCTTAAGAATCCAGCAATTTCATTTGGGTCATAAACAATCTCGTCATACTCGCCAGCCTTTTGAGTGCGGGCATTCAATGCCTCAATGAAAGCATCTTTCTTAGCTGCCGCTTCAGGTCCTACAGCTGCATCTAAATCTGCCTTAGCCTTATTAACAAGACCATCTAACTCTTCAATCTGAGCATCAAGCATAGCCTTTTGCTGTGCAGCCTTAGAAGCTTTAGCACCTTTAGAGGTACGAGCTACACGCTCCGCTTCTTTTGCAGCATTCTTTAGTCGACCATATACAATGAATGCATCAGTCTTGATGCCAAATAGCAAATCACCGACAGCGCTCATTACGCTACCATAGCCAGTATCGGCGTTGCCGAATGTAATAGCGTCTACAACTGGGTCTACAATAGACCAAGGACGTTGATAGGTTCTATTGCCTATCTTAACATTAACAGCAGCTACGTCCATCTTAGCACGACGTGCAGCAAAGCCTGCACCAGTTTCTTCTGATGGGAAGAATCCTGCACCTAAGTCAATCTTCTGTTTAGTTACAAGTTCTTTAGCAACCTGACCAAGCTTAACTTGGTTAAATACAGAGCCAACACCTGATTCTAGGCCTAAGTCTTCACGAGTCTTGGTAGGGTCAGTTGGTTGACGGGTAAAGAAATTCAAATCGCCACGTACAGTGGCATCGATGTCTTGCTTTAATGTACGAGCAGAAGCATATAGTAATTCAAATGGGGATTCAGCTATCGTAGTTGTTGCACGAACGATACCTTTGATACCGCTCCATAGCTTGCCACGCCACTTCTGATTAAACTTCTCATTGGCAATACGCTGAGCTTCTTTGAATGAATCCAGCTCACGCTGTGCACGGGTCTGTGCATCGATATCAGCAAGTGTCTTTACAAGATTATTGTCAGGAACAGCGCCATACTTAGACAAACTTGCAAGTACGCCACCAGAAAGCTCTGGATTATTTATGATAAGACGACGAGCGCTCTCACCTTCAGCGCCTGTAAGCAGACGAGATGCCTTGACAACCTCTTCGTAGTCTGATTGCGTCTGTGAAAGGGTACGCTCCTGTACACCAGTGATAGTCCATGTACCATCTGGATTCTTCTTGACGGTAGGTTGGCTCACTAGCTACCTATTTTCTTATCGACTAATTCTAGGATACGACGTAAATCTTGGTTACGTGGGTCATTTAGGTACATGGCACGGACAGCTTGAATACCACTGTCAACTTCTTGTCCAATTCCTACGCCTTGTGGTAGGTTCAATACTTCGCTACCAGGACCAGCTCCTGCATCAACACCAGCTGTAACTGGTTCGTCAGGACGTTGTGTTGGTGCATCTAGTGGAACTAATGGGCTCATTACAGCTTCCGCAGCTGGTCTCATCGATGGGGCCGCGGCCGCAGTGCTACCAGCTAAAGGTGCAGCAGCACGCTGTTCATTGACAGCCTTATTCTGACCATATGCAAAACCTGTGTAGTCTGTATTCATACCGCTCTGTCCATTACCACCCATAGGATTGATATTCATAGGATTATTCTGTGGCGCTGTGGGGCGAAAGCCTCCACGATTTTCCTCAACTGCCATCGCATCCTCCTATTAGTTGTGCTTAAATTGTTCTTTAGAGATAAAAGGTCCTGCTGTATATGCAGATAGTTTAGCTGTGATAGCCATAGCTTGATATGCATCGGCTCCTGCGTGAAGAGCGCCTAGCGCTATATCTCCACCACTGCCTACTGCATACACTCCATCGTGACTGATAGTCACAGAGAGTTGCTCATCTACATCAAATATGTGTCCAGCTACTGCAATCAAAAGATGAAATCTTTCACCATCTTTTTCGTCAGGAGACTTGTCAAAGTTGTAACCATTCTCAGCTAGACATTGACGAAGTGTTGGAATTACTTTGTCAATCATGAAGCCTAGTAAGTCTTTTTTGTCTCTAGCTGTTGGTGTTGGTGGGTTCCATTTGTGTTGAATCACTTCACAGAACTGCCAGTCACCGCTAGTCCCTACTACAAAGTTACCACGCTCTGCAAGTTTTTTCATGTCAGGATGCCAGTATCTACGTCCTGAAGAATCTAATACCAAACTATCAGCGACTAAGATGCAACCATTATCATGCTGCAAACCAATAATCGTTGTCATTGTCCCCTCCTAGTTTATCTTCTGCGGATAGTTCTTACACTTGCGTTAGCTTCACCTGCACCTGAGATGCTAGATAGAAGACTCATAATATCTGGTCGGCCCTGCTCAATTGTTGGTGCTGCTTGCTCTTCTGGGGCAAGAGCGCCTCCTACTGGAGCTGCTTCAGCAGGAGCAGGGGACGGTTGCTCAACCGCTTGAGGAGCACCAGCAGGAGGAACCTGTGGTTCAGGAGCTGCGAAGATGTTTTCAATAGCATCTTCAATGCTGCGTCCTTTTTGGCGAGCCTTAATGACAGAAGCAATCTTCTGTACAATCTCGCTTGGGTCTCCACCCTGCGCTGCAATCTGTGGGATTGCTTGGGTATAAGCTTGTAGAGAAGCAAGAAGCGCTGTGCGCATTTCTTCAATCTCAATCTTTTCAATCTCTTGGCTAACGTTAACTGTGAATGGAAGTTCACGCATAGCCATATCTTTAGAAATCAGTTTGCCGCCAAGTGCTTGTAGCATGAAGATAAGACCCTGTGCTGGGTTTAGGCCTGCAAGCATACCATAACGCACATCAGCACTATAGTCACCCTTGATATCTTTAACTGGTGAGTATGTGATTTCATATGGACTACCAGCATCTACACCGCGAATGGTCTTTTCTGCTGGGAACATTCTCTCGTCGACTTCAAAGCAAAGTTGAATTACATCACGGAGGGCGCTAGCAAATACAGCTTGTGCAGATTTGACCTGAGTGTCGAATGCACCCATGAGAGCCTGTACGCCCTGACCCGTGACAATCGAAGCGTCGATGTTGCCAGTACGACCTTCTGGGTAACGGGCACCAACGCGTAGTTCCTGATTAAGAAGAGTTTGTTCAGTAAATGCACCTTGTGGTAGAGTTAGTTCTACACGACGTACACCAGCTGGGTTTGCGGTACGGATAACTGCATCTCCACCAAGAGTAATCTCTTGTACGTCCTGAGGCAATACGATAGGAGACTGTACAGATTTTTCTGCAGCTTCCATTGCGAGCAACGCGAAGCGGTTGCGTAGCAATTGAATACCTAGAATGTCATCAAACTGTCCACGCATTTCGCTATCAATGGATGGCTTCTTAGCTACAACAATCATCATCTTACCAAGAGGATTCTTGGCAGAAGATAGAACCAAGTTGTCTTTATCTGGTAGATAAACTACAGATTGGTCTTTGTCATAGTAACGCACCATTTCGATGATTGCGTTCATCTCTTGCTTGTAGCCTAAGCCACCGAGGAGCTGACGCTCATACTCAGGGAACATAGCAACAAGCTCACCAAGTGTCATTTGATAACGCTTAGCAAAAGCTGTGCAACGGCCATATCTGTCGAACTCAGGATACGAGCCAATTGGATTTTCTAGACGAATACGAGGAAGCTTAGCTTCTGTATCGAATTCAATTATGAATGGGAGGAATCCGTAAGTGATGTACCAGTCTGCACCTGAGTACATTTGTACAGATAAATCAGAATGTGCAAAATAATTTGAAGCAATACGAGTGCGCTTATCTGCAAAACTACGAGCCCTATCTGAGACCTGGTTCGCCGCGGAGCAGTTGACAGCTGGGAGAGGGGCCATAACTTCTGACAAGTCTCTCGCAACAACATCCACAAAATTTGCAACGACATTTGCATCTACACCTTCAGGAAAGAAGTCAGGATATACTGAGGCAATCTCACCACGGCGTACGGCAAGGACGTCTTGGTGACGCTGGTCACGGTCCATTGCACGATAGCGCAGCGACTCAACGCGTGCTGCTACTTGTTCGATTGTGAGTGCCATAGTTTCCTATCCGTATATATCAGACCATTGCTCAGCAAAGGCCTCATCTAAGTTTATTGCCATCTTACGTTGTGACTGTGCACGGGTGGACCAACGATTGTTCATCCACTTAGCAGCACCTGATTGTTGTTGCATCAATTCACGTACACGAATGATTGCAAACCATAGTGCCATTACGCAGTCTGTAGCGTTTCTAGTGTCAGGCTTCCAAGTAATAAGCTGTTGTACTAACGCCTTTAAACCTTCACTACCTTCATTAGATGGCAGTTCTATAATGTTGTTGTCTTGATGTCTTCCATCTCTAAGGCTACCAAAAAGAGGCGCCATAGAAGCCACACCAAAGCTAGTATCCCACTTGTTCTTACCAGTGAAATGAGAGTTGAGCTGACAGCCGTAGGCTGCGAGCCAGTTTCGCAAATCATCATCTAGGGCATAAGCTTTCTGGTGAGCGTTGATTTCAATACGCAATTCCTGAGGGCGGTACTTCTGTACCCATTCCTCAATCAATGCTCTAATCTTCATTGGGTTAGGCTCCGTCATATTGACAGCATCCAAAACATAAATCATTGAATCAGCACGGTTGTAAGTAATTGCTACCGCAGCTGTATTACCTGTCATAGCAGGGTCTAGGCCTATTACGGTATATGTGTTCTCGAGGTGCTTGGGGTGACCTGCAACACCTGCTCTAAGCGGTCCGCGCTTTCGCATACCGTTGACACATCCTGCAACTGCTGCTGGCGCGAATATGGCGTCTTCAACGACGTCTTCTTGTTGGTAGACCATCGCCCATACGGAAGGTGCCACTTCACTGCGGCGAGTAAAAAGCGAAGGCCCGTCCCACTTAGGATAAAATCCTTCGGCGTTAGCCTCGTCTTGCTCTCCTTCTTGCCTGTCCGTCCAAGGCCAAAGGGTTTTCCAGTTAGAAGGTTTCTCATCAAACTCCAGTACGGCTGGCTGACTAAAGTAGGTAAATGGAGATTTACCGCCAGTCCATTGTTGACCGTCCCGAATCATTTTGTATAGGTCGATTGGCGCAACACGGGTCCCCACGATAAGTAGTTTCCCGTGTCGGCCTAAACGTGTGATGACTTCTTTTTGAAGCCATTCAATTTGCTTCTCCCATTCATGGGCATTTGAATTCATCACAACATCGTCGAGGATAATCAAATCGGCACGAGCACCATAGATTTGACTACCAAAGCCAAGAGCTTGGACGGTAGGGTCTTTCTCACCTGAGTCACGTCCACTACCCAGATAAATCATATCAGCAGACCATGTCTGAGAATCGGCCTTGTATCCGCCTTGCGGACCGAAGGCCGTCTGTAGTTTAATCCAATTCGGATGTGACAACCTGGTCTTAATCGCCGACAGGAACTTGCGGGCCATGCCCTGTGTCTTTGAGACTACAATGATACGTACGTTCGGGTCAACAGCTAGTCGGTAGGTGACGTAGTTAATAGTAATCACCGTGGACTTTGCGTGCTCGGGTGGTACGTTAATCAGGACTCGGTTGGCACTGGCGGGCTCGTAGGTCATAGCCGGGTGTAGCCACCGGGGCTCGCGCCCCTCAATCAAGTCTACCCAGTCCTTATGATGGTCAAAGAGCTTGGTATCTAGGAACTGCTCAGAGAACTCCTCGAAGGATATCTCCTTTAGGTTCTTAAAGTCAGCCTTAACGCCCTTGCCCTCTAGGCGGGCCTTGTCGGCTCGTTCCTTGAACTCGGTATCCTTCATCGTCCATTGGCGGAATGTTACCTCGTTGCGGTTTACAGAGGCCATAGCCTGGGTAATAGTCGCCCCCTGGGCCAGTTGCTGGAGCACTCGCTCCTTGGCCTCAGGCATCGGTATATCCACCTTGCCCGGTTTGCGTCCCATAGTTATTCAGCCCCTTAAATCACAGTAATAACGCCCGTCAGAAAACGGGCATAGTATCCCCATTATATATAATATATTATATAATTATATATATTATATAAGAAGTCGCGAAGTCATAAAACGGAGCGACTTCGCTCTATATAATAAAATATATTACATATATAGAAAACCTGTTCAAATCGGGAAACCGAACAGGTTTCCTAAATATATTTATATATTAGGGGTAATATGTCCGTTTTATATATATTTCTGGGGGCTTATAACAGAAAATTTTGGGGTGAGACATAATATTCTACAGTCCTGAAACTTAATCAATATACCCTCAAAGATTCCTGAGAGTATCCTGAGTGTTAGCTGAGTTCCCTACCTACTTACCTACCTGAGTGTTTCCTGAGTGCCAGCTTAGTGCTGGCTTAGAATAGTTTTATTTAATAATTCTGAGAATTTTCTGGGTTTATTCTGAGAGATATTCGCAAGGGGTGACACTCTCCCCGTGCCCGTATCCCCCCCTATAAATCTGGGAATTGTCTGAGAGTCGAGGTTATTCGAACATTTGTTTGATAGGGTGTCGGCGTGTCGTGACTTGACATTTTCCCGATATCCTATCTATCCCATTTTGTCCGTTTTGTATGCTTTCCCGTAGGGTTTCCCGTACCCTTGCGATTATGTGACCAACGCCACATTTTTCACGCTCAAGGGTTCGCGTTTCTGATTTGCCATGCGTAGGGGAACCATGATTCAATTCTCCTATCGGGTTGGAAGAACCGCCAACTTGAGTTGAACGAGCCGGGTATCCGGTGAGTTCATGAAATCTCAAGGAAGCCAGATTTTTCACCCTAGCAACCTCGAGAGGTTAGGAGTTCAGGGTATCAGATACCGGACACCTTCTCAACGCTTTCGCGTTGGTTCGCCTAATGGGTAGAGGTTGCGCCTAGTCGATTTTTTTCTACCGCCTAGCGAGTCGGTTCGCGAGTCTCACCTTGTAAGTGTGGCAAGTACCCGGCGAGCGTGGCGCGGGTAGGTGGGTTTCAACGCTCACCTATCCACTAGGGCACACGCCCTAACTCAACGACTAGAGAGGATAGAGAGATGACTCAGCATAGAGTCGCTAAAGTGCGTAGTGTTAAAGTACGCAAGGCGTGGAAATCTCAGACACCGCGAGTGTCTTTCCCCGTCACTATCACCAAGCCTAACGGCGAGACTTTTACAGTTGCGCCAACGGGTCGCAAGGTGGCCAAGCGCAAGGCTCACGCCAAGCGCAAGACCAAGCAACAACCAATCATCAAGGCCAGCGTGTCGCAACAAGACACAAGGGCAATCGAGCTAGAATTACGCCGTAAGGCTTTCGCTGAGAGCCAACGCAAGCTCGAGCTAGAGATGAGAGGTGCATACAACTAGAGTTAGGCGAGGGGTACTGGGTACGGGTTGCTCTCCAAAAGCGACTTAGCTAAGTTCGATTCTTAGACCTCGTGCGCGGAAATACCGCATAAGACTAGAGAGAGAAAACATGGATAACATGCTAACCTTTAGCGTGTCGAGCTGGGGGATAACCTTTAGCACCGCACCATTTTACTTCAACATGTCTTGGGGGTTCATAGCCACCGCTATCGCGGTTGTTGTAATTCGCAAGGTAATCAAAGTGAAACGAGGATAACATGCAAGACACAAAGCTCAAGACCTACAATGTAAAAGTTGTAGTCGAATACGAGTATGAAGTAGAAGCACAAGACAAAGATGAAGCTGAACAAGAGGGTTGGAATTACGAGGAGTATTCACACTTTGGCTCGGTCTATTCGATAGATGTCGAGGAGTTAGAAACCGGAGATGATGATGAGTGATGATGACCTATTGTTAGTCTTAACTCCTAGTGAGTTAGACACACTCCGCACCGCATTACGCAACGAGCAAGAGAGATACAAGCGACATGGCTTTAACGGGCTTGAAGTTGCAACCCAGCAGTTGCGTGATAAGATTAGTAACGCTATGATTGACAATGCTTACAACAAGGTAAGCGCAAAGAGAGGATAAGCTCATGTCTGATGACAATGAGGATAACGACTTAGTACCTTGTGGTTCATGTGGTACTGAGTATGAAGCTGACGAGATGTATAACACCGATAACGGCGACTTGGTATGTGATGACTGCCGGCGCATGTGCGAGCGGTGTGAGTATGTTAGCACCGATAGAGATGACTGGAACAATGTCAATGACGAACTATGGTGTAATAGTTGCTATGAAAATCACGCCTTCTATTGCGATAGGTGTGATACCAACTACAACGGAAACCGAGTAAGTAGCGCACATGTCACCGGCTTCAGCGACTGGTGCGAGTATTGCTTACAAGACGGCGCGACTTATTGTGATGAGTGTGATGAGTATTATTCTGATGACGATAACAACTGCCCAAGTTGCGTTGTCAATGAGCCTTCCGGCAAGATACACGGCTACTCTTACAAGCCAACACCGGTGTTCAATGGCTCAACTAACACTAATCTTTACATGGGCTTCGAGCTAGAAGTTGGCTTCCCTAAAATTGCAGATAGTGAAACCTATCGCAAAGCTGTGTCTAGCGTGACAGAGCTTGAGGATAACGGCGTGTGCTATCTCAAGTCGGATAGCTCGATTCAATTTGCTGCTGGCTTCGAGATTGTGACACACCCTCACACCCTCGGCGCTTATGAGCAAGCCACAAAACTCTGGGAGTATATCGAGGAGTTGCGCACCACCTATGGTGGTCGCTCATGGGATACCGATAGCTGTGGGTTGCATGTCCATGTATCCCGTAAAGCTTTCAAGTCCGGCGCACACATGCACCGCTTCTTAGCTATGGTATATCGCAACCCTCAACCTATGATGAAACTTGCAGGGCGCAAGAATTCTAGGTATGCTAGGTTCAATGATGTCTATGTTCAAGATGAGTGGGGTATCCCTCGCTTTAATCTCAAGGATAAAATACATCAGGGCTACCGCACTGAGCGGTACTCAGCTGTCAATACCAACAACGATAACACCCTAGAGTTGCGCTTCTTTAGAGGCAACATGAAGCGAGCCGGTGTTATGGTTGCACTTGAGCTGACCCATGCACTTGTAGAATATACCCGTGACTTATCAGTAGCTGATGTCAAGCTAGGTATGCTACAATGGGACTGGTTCGCCGACTGGGTAGCCACCAACAATGGTATCTATCCCAACCTATATACCAAAATGGATAAACTAAATCAAGTTTCTCTCGACAAGCGAGAGATGATAAACGCATAGATAGGAGAGATATATATGTGTTTACTAGTTGTATGCAAGCCTAACTCAACACCGAGTTATCAAGACCTACACAATGGCGCATGTTCCAACCCTCACGGGTACGGCTTTGCTATTGTAGCTGACGGCAAGATTATTACCGAGCGTAGTATGTCTGCCAAGAAATCTATTCGTAGGTTTCTCGAATTGCGCAAGCAATATCCCAATGGCTTCGCTATGTGGCATGCAAGATACGCTACTCATGGTGTAAAGAATGAAGCCAACTGCCACCCATTCCAAGTCGGTAATGACCCTGACACTTATCTAGCCCACAATGGTATGCTTGATAACTTTATAGAAAAAGGTGACAAGCGTAGTGATACCCGCGTATTCGCTGAGGATACCCTACCACTTATCGGTGGCGTGGTTGCGCTCAATGATGAGAATGTGGTACGCATGGTTGAGAAGTGGGCAGGTGGTAGCAAGATAGCTATCCTAACTGTCAACCCTCAAGCCGACTATGAATTATACCTACTCAATGGCAGTCTCGGTGCATGGGACGACAACGGCATATGGTGGTCTAATACTAGCTACAAGCGTACAGTATATGCCCAACCTAAGCAAGTCGCCACGCCGATAACTCCGGTAGAATCTGACGAGGAGTTTTGGGAAAGACAGGAGATGTACGCTGACAAAGCCAGCTATGACCCAAGCACAATAGACTTATGCCCTATGTGCGAGGCTATGATAGACTTAGAAACCTCAGCAGATAGCTGTGAATTCTGCGCCTCATGCTTGAGTTGCTTCCAGCTTCCGGTTGACTGCGATTGCTACGACCCCAAGCGTAGTGCACATGACTTTGATAATGAATGGACATACGCCAAGCACTACGATATGGCATTTTGACAAGGCGCACCTCTCTCTGGTAGGGTAGTGCCGCCTACCGCGCAACACGGCACACAAGTTTCTGCAAGCACAAGGTTTGCAGATTATACCCTGAAAGGCAACACCAACTAATGAGTACAACCAACGCAAATAAACTAATCAGTATCGCTGCTTCACTATCAGATACCGCAGTCGACCTAGCACTAATCGCTATGCTCGAGAAGGGTGAGTCATTCGAAGTCGAGTTCGACAACGACAATGATTACTATGCCCGTGGCACAATTGTCAAAGCCAAGCCTGAGCAGACACGCTTCAAGACTAAGTCTATGTGGGTGTCGCTAGGTAATGGTCAGTACCAACACCTCAATGGTAAGAAGGGATTGATTACTACCCATGAAAGACTCGCAGACTACACAGATGTCGTATTCGAAGCGTAAAGAAACACAGTCTAAGATTGCCGTAGCCGAGCCACTAGCAGGTATGCTGGTGGCAGGTTACATGGTACTTACATTTACATCAGACATGAAAAAGCCACCGGTTATGTATGGTATGTTTGATGAATTAGACAAGGCCCTTGACTGGGCCGAGTTGCTAACGGGTGTCGTATCAGTGCACCCACTTTATAATCCTGCTAGCAATCGAGGTTAACTTGATAGGACTATGCACTTCTCATAAAGACCCTGACTTATGGTATCCTGAAGGGGAGCCATCAGTCGGCAGACCAACCCGAGCTGAACATCAGCGCAAGGTTGAGCGAGCATTAACTGCTATTGCAATCTGCCAATCCTGCCCCATTCGTGCTGAATGTTTAACTGAAGGCATGAAGGAGGAGAATATCGAACATGGTATTTGGGGTGGGTTACTAGCCGGCGAACGGATTAAGCTGGCTCGTACCCATAGGACTGGCTCTCTGCGAGAGCAAGCAATTGTATTCGCTGAAGGAGTAAGAGCATGGTCAAGTATCTCGTAAGACTAGCAGTTGCCATGGGCTTCACGCTCATGTTCACAGTTACTATTGTTGAACCGCTTAATGTGCCACACAAATATGATAATGAGCAACGGAAGTGGACACCAGCAGATAGTAAAGCGTATGCCTACGATAAGCTAGGTATATGGAGGGACAAACAAATGTCATGCCTTAGTAAGTTGTGGGGTAAAGAGTCAGCATGGAACCCGAAAGCATATAATAAAATAAGAGTTCAGGGTAGAAATGCTGGCGGTATTCCGCAACTACTAGGGCTAGACCCTAACACAGCACCAGTCAAGCAGATTGACAGAGGATTGGATTACATCTATCATAGATACGATACCCCTTGCAATGCTTGGCGACACTTCAAGAAATATGGGTGGCACTAATGATTAGATGTTCTTCATGTGATAAGGTAATTACTGGTGAAACATTTGTGGTTGAAGCTTACAAAGGTTACACTAAGTTCATGCACTATCACCCCACACCTGAGGATTGTGCTAACCAAGAGCCACTAAGAAAGGAGTTCCATTTTCATGGACACAGACGAGAACTTGCCAGACGATATGCAAGCAAAGTATATTACGGAACTGCAAACTGATTACGAAGCAGCTATGGATATCCGTGGTATGCCAACCACTATATGCCCTTGTGGTTCAAAGGTATGGAATGTCAAGACTATCTTTGATGTAGAAACCGGTGAGGTTGATATGTACTTCTTGGACATGGAGTGTGCAGCATGTGGTACAATTGCTACTGCCCCAACACCTGAGGACTTCGAGGTCAAAGATGCGTAATTATATTGGCAGATTGACCGAGCATGATTTAGAAATGGCAGACAAGATAGCTGATAGGCAGGGAGTCCTACCTCATCAGGTACTTAATGACTTCAATAAATTCTTAGCGCAAGCATATGCGCAAGAGGAGGACGAAGATGCCGACCTATGAATATAGATGTGGCAAGTGTGACGCTACTACAATTTTATCTCGAAGTGTAGATGATAGGGACGAGCCAGTTACCTGTGTCTGTGGCTTTGAATCAACAAGAATTTACAACGCAGTTGGTATCCAGTTTAAGGGTACCGGCTTCTACAAAACCGGAGGATAATGATTACCTATGAATTAAATACAGAGGATGTAGCTAACCTAATCAAGGTTCACCTCTGTGAAGACCTAAAGATTACTGATGAATCATATTATACATTGATTAGCAGTGACAAAGACAAGTTCTTTGGTATGATTATTGGCTTCAAAGCCGGCATACCTGTGCTTACAGAGCCAGAGTATGATAAGATTATTATGAACGCTAATGCGTTAGATTATACCCCATTGTTTATTGCAGTTACTGAGTCTGGTATCTATCGATATAGTCTAAACTTAATAGACCTAAAGTTCGAAGAGTATACAGACAGCAATGGTGTATTATCTTTCAAGATTGCAGACATGGACCCGCTTAGCGGTGTCCGTATGTTTGAATGGTATCCTGACTTCTCATCAGAGGATGAGTATCTCGACACCCTGATGGCCGACAACCCACCCTCTGACGACTTCTTCTTACAAGAGTTAATAGATGAACCGCTCGATTAAGATAGGTTCTAGTCTAGTCCTCTTGGCTTTCATCGGTGGTGCTGACTTGTTCAGTGCTATCCTCACTGCTATCGTCATCACTCCCCTCTGGCTGTGGCTTATCTAAGTCATAGTCAGTGTAGGGTTTGAATCCACCCAACTTATTAATCAACCTACCTATTGCTCGCTTATGTCTCATGCGAGCTGCATCTTCACTACCTAGAGATAGATAGTTGGCTATCTCCTTGAAGTCAGATGACTCGGCATGTCGGAAGAATAAAATCTTTCTATCATCTTTTGATAGCTTCCAATATGCTGAGTCAACTTCAAGTAACATGACCTGAATGTTGCCACCCTCAGCTGGTGCGCTTGGTCTACCAATCCTACCCAAGTTTAACTTAGGCGCGATAGTAAAGTTACCCGTTAACACAGTAGGTAACAGTGCCTCAACCAATGCTGGTTCATAATAATATAAATCACTTACATCATAGCCGACTGACTTGGCTTTCCACTTCTGACAATAATCCAACGCTTCATTACGCAGACTACGATAGATTAGATTCTTTGCATCCTTCTCACCGATAGCTTCCCAAGTATCCAGTTTATTTGGATGCTGGACAAACCATTGGTACAATGCTTGTCTAATATCTTCATACTCACACAACGGAAACTTCTTGTGGTACTCGGTGGCTACCGCCAGCACGATATAATCCCAGCGTTCGATTCTATCCCAGTTCATTATTCCTTCTCGTTCTTATACTTTCTAGTCATGGTTAGCAAGTCTTCAACTGTAATCAGATAGCCCTTGGATTTATTAGGGGGAATCTCGCAAGAGATTTCTCTACCTAGTTCCTGCACACCCTTCTTAAGGATATGAGTAGGAACGATTAGGACTGACTGCTCAAGCACGAATGCCCAGTACGCAGCTTCAGTAACCATCAAACCTGACGGCTCCCAAGACTTTGACTTATTAAACCAACACTCAACTTCAATGTATAAGTTGTTAGTAATCCACCACTTCCTGTCGCGCTTAACTTCGACAGTACGACCGCCAGTCAGTAGCTCTTCAACTAGCTGTTCGCCTTTGCGACCATAGCCAAAGTCAATATCGAACGAGGAGTTCTTTGCCATTAGTTACCTATATTCCTAACTCTGTTAGCTGCCAGTAAGAAAGTCTTAGCCCTCACTGCAGTATCGTTGAAGTTGTATTCATCGCTTTTCATAGCAAGCAAAGCTTCATTTTCTAAGTCACGAGCAATTTGATTGCGAAGAAATCTATCAAACTTAAAAAGAGGAAAGTCTTGCATTGAAGTCTTTCCCTCTGCGTCAAACTCCTCCATTACTTATCCCACTTGCCTCTCAGTACTAGTAGTGCTATGATTGCATAGTTAGCTAAGTCCTTAAAAGAATCCTCAAGGGATTCATATTGAGGCTTAGAATTATTGTCAACGAGATTGTTGATTCGAGCCACCTTATCATGTATGCGAACACGTAGGCCATTAAGAGGCCCACCAGGAGCGTCCGCAATATTGCGGGGCCCATAGTCACGATGCTTCTTAAGTAGTATCGACATAAGTTCATCATAAACAATCCTTACTTCGTTGTCGAAGTCGAAGGTTGGGTCGTTGGCACGACGTGGCTTACGTGCTTCCTCATCAACAAGGGCACTGAAAGCGTCACCGTCAGCACGTCCGCTTCTGATTTGGTCTGCGTAACTTTGTAACCCATCCCAGCTAGGTGTTCTATAATCTGCCATATCTCTTCATTCTCCACTCTTGAGTAATTTCCTGAGTTCGTCATCTAAGTCCATCATCTGCGTCGATACAACCATGTCCTCAACCATCTCACCCAGCATCTCTGAGTCAGCTTCAGCTGCAAACAAAGTCATATATGTTGATTGTGTAATCTCTTGTATTGCTTTTGGATTATCTGCATGCTCGTACATATACCTGAGCAAACTTCCAATCAAAAGCTTGAACCCACCCGGCAATATTAAAGCCGGGTCGAATGACTCATCGTCTTCAAGCATATGGTCTGTTGCTTCAAATACATTCTCAAACTTCTGACCACACTCAGGGCATGGTGGTATCTTAATCTCATTATTCGTCATCTAATAACCCCGCCTTTTGGAGTACCGCATTCTCCCCGTAGCTCGTATAATAGGAGTTGACGTCTTCTCCGTCGGGGAATTGAACAACAGTGACTGGTAGTTCTCGGGCAAGACTGTTGGCAAATTCTTTACCGGGTTGGTCTCCGTCAGCAAAGACGTAAACTCTCTGGAAATCTGCGAGTAATCTTGTATAATGTTTCTTCCAACTATTCGCGCCAGGTACACCGATGCAAGGGATACCCACGCAATGACTGAGAGTAATAGTATCCAGCTCGCCTTCACAAACACCAATGAAATCACCAGCACGCTCGACGTCAAGAACATTGTACATCTTAGTATCAGCCCCCGTAAGCCCCATGTACTTCGGCTCAACAGCGGGATTGAGAGAGCGGAAACGCAAATCAACGACGCCAGTCTTAGTAACATAAGGGATTGCTAGCCTTCCTTGATACATCTCGTGCCCTACTTCAGGCTCCGCGACTACGCCTAATCGTGCCAATCGTGCTACTTCTATTGGAATACCCCTGCTTTTGAGGTAATCTTCTGCCTGATAAATGTTTTCCTGGTACTTGGCTGTTGCCCTCTCCAGTAATTCTCGTTGCGAATTCTTTTGCATCTCTTACGCTAATCCCTTCTTGCTGTGCGATAATCTGTAAACTGTTTCCTTGAACTCCGCATGCAAAGCAGACAAACAAGTTGGTGTCAAGATTCGCTGTACCTGATTGGTGCGTATCTCCGTGGAAAGGGCATCGCAAATTTGTTTGCCCGTGGTTTCGTCGTACGTCCGCACCGTAGTGGATAAGGACATCTCTAATACTTGGTAAGTCATTCATGTCCTCTCCCTAACCCATTGGTCTAAGTCTTGTATAACCCATGACTTTTCTATGCCATGATTTCTTCTCTTCACTACAACAAAGGCCGGAGGTACAAACGGGAGACCTCTAGCCTTTGCGTAGTTCTTTGCCTCAACCTGCGCTTCGTCCCAAAAGGCAGGCAAGTCTAGTTTCTTTCTGTTCTTCAACTCAAGGACGTAAGTCTTGCCTTGCAAGAATACATACAAATCACCCTCATCTTTCGCACCGGCTTTAGTCAAGCGTTCCGCTACTGCTTCTTGCTCACGCAAGTATCGCATCACATCAGTCTCGAACTGTGCACCTTTACGTCCGTTAGGGTTTGCCATTAGTATGCGCTCTTATCTTTCTCTAGTATTCTTATAGCCCAATCAAGTCCGGTATTAAAGCCTTCACTCCACTCGTCCTTGATAGGTGGCTTTGCTTCATCAATCTTCTTGATTACCTTAGCTACATGCTGAAGGTATTCTGACTGAGCCATTTCTTTAGCGTGTATTTCTAAGTAATCGTCATCCATTAGTCTAACTCCTTCTCAATAGCCTGAACCATAGCCCAATATTTCTGAACACCCGCATCATTTGAATCAATCGGGTACTGCATAGTGTGATGGCAAACTTCTCTATCTTCTACATAAGTGATTGGAACTTCTTTCA